ACTCCCTAATTTTTTTGTCTATTTGAAAATTATAAGTATTTATGATATAATATATTATAAAATAAAAATTAAGGAGATTTTTATATGTTACATATTTATATAGATGGCTCCGCCCGCAATAACGGTCGAGACAATTCAAAGGGTGGTTTTGGTATAGTAATTTTTGATGATGACCACAATTTAATTGATGCTTATTGTGAACAATTTGATAATGTAACAAATAATCAAATGGAATTAAAAGCATTTTTAAAAACCTTTGAATTATTAAATACAAAATATAAAAATCAACAAGTAACTATTTATTCTGATTCAGCATATTGTATAAATATCCTCACTTCTTGGATTTATTCTTGGAGTAAAAACAATTGGAAAACAGCTAAAGGTGAAACAATAAAAAATTTAGATATTATTCTTTCCCTATATAAATATTATACAATAGATTTTTTTATTAATCAAATTAATTTTACTAAAGTTGACGGTCATAAAGGAATTATAGGAAATGAGTTAGCTGATGCCCTTGCAACAGTAGATGTGCCAAAATTTTCAAATATTATATTACAAAACCATATAAACATTAGTCTTTCTGAAAAAACTTGCTAAATTTAAAAAATTATGTTATAATATATTATATAATAAAAAAGAGGTAAAATTATAAATGATAGCTAAAGATTTTTTAATTAAAATAATTAATCAGATGCCTTCAAGGGGATTGAATGACACTGGAATTTTTATATCCTCAATAGATAAAAACAATGACTGTATTTCTTATAAAATTGTAGATATTGATAATAATGGATGCAATGATGCTCTTTTTATTAGAATTAAAAAAGAATAGGAGTTTTGTTAAATATGAATGATAAACATTTATATACTGAAGATAGTATTGAATCACTTGACCCATTACAATTCACCAGACTTCGCCCACAAGTATACGCTGGTGATTGTACATATTCAACTCAGTTACTAGTTGAAATTATTTCTAATGCTGTTGATGAATATCGTCTTGGACATGGAAATAGAATTGATGTAACTATTGATAAAGATATTGTAACAGTTCAAGATTATGGGCAAGGATTTATTCCAAATTCATTTAGAGAAGATGGAAAAACAATTCTTGAAGCTGCCTTTAGTGTATTAAATACATCTGGAAAATATCGTGAAGACGGAACTTATGAAGGAACATCCCTTGGCTCTTTTGGTATTGGATCTAAAATAACTACATTTTTGAGTCATTGGTTAAATGTTTCAACTTGGAGAGATAACAAGTTTGAACAGATAGTATTTAAAGAAGGTGTTTTTGAAGAAAGAGAAAGTACACCTCATGGGCCAGATACAAAAGTTTCTCATGGTACACGAGTAATGTGGCAACCCTCAGAAGAATTTTTTACACATACAGAAGTTGAAATTAACAAAATTAAAGATTTATTTAAAACTATTGTTTGTCTTTGCCCAGGACTAGAAATTAATTTATATAATAATGGTAAAACAGAAATTTTTACTTCTAAACATGGCATTAATGATCTTGTAGATGAAGCTGTAAAAGATACAGAACTTATTAATAATCGTTTTTCAATGAATTTCTCAGAAGGTAAGAATAAACTTGATATGGTTCTTACTTATGCTGGAAGTTATTCTTCAACTATAGTTCCTTATGTTAATACTGGTTTAACAGAATCTGGGCCTCATATTACTCAGATAAAAACTGTTATTACAAGAGAATTTAATAAATTCTTTAAAGAAAAGAAATGGCTGAAAGAAAAAGATACTAATTTAACTGGCGATGATATTCAAGAGGGGATGTATGTAGTATTTAATATTACTGCCCCTAATGTTGGATATGATGCACAGGTTAAAAGTAGAATTACAAAAATTGATATGACGCCTTTTACTTCTGCTTTAAGTACAAATCTTGAAGTATGGCTAAATAATAATGAAAAAGAAGTAAAATCTATTTTTGAAAAGGCGGCTGCTGCCCGTAAAGCACGAGACGCGGCAAAGAAAGCAAGAGATGCAGCCAGAAAGGTTGGAAAAAATAAAAAGCAAAAACTTTTAAATCTTCCAACTAAATTAGTTGATTGTTGGGGAAAAAATAGACTAGATTGTGAGCTAATGATTGCGGAAGGCGACTCTGCCGCAAGTGGACTTATAGAATGTAGAAATTCTGAAATTAATGCTATTTTTCCAATTAGAGGAAAAATTATTGCTGCATATAAAAATTCTTCAGAAAAAATTTTTGCTAATCAAGAAGTTATTAATCTTATTAAAGCAATAGGATTAGATTTAGATACAAAAACAAATAAATTAATTTATGATATTAAAAAGCTTCGATATGGAAAAATATTGTTATGTGCAGACGCAGATCCAGATGGAGCTAGTATCAGAAATCTTCTTATTGAAATGTTTTGGTGGTTATGCCCTGAATTGATTCTTAATGGACATATATATACAACTATGCCACCCCTTTTTAGAATTACCACAAAGAAAAATCAATATATTTATTTAAAAGACGAAAATGAATTAAATGAATATAAAAATAAACATAAAAATGAAAAATTCTTAATTAATAGAAATAAAGGTCTAGGGGAACAAGATAGCGAAGAACTTGCGGATGCTCTTGTTAATCCTGATACAAGAAATATAGCAAAAATTATTGTAAATAATAAAAATGAAGCAAAGCAAATGATAGAAATGCTTTTAGGAGCTTCAGTTCCTCCAAGAAGGAGATTTTTGTTACAGCACGAAGGAGAGGCAAATGAGTCGGATTAAAGATAGATCCAATACAATAACATCTTCTGGAGTTAAAATTATTTCTTATGCAGGAAATAAAAATAGAGAAGCCATGTGGAATTGTGAATGTCCTATTTGTCATGATCTTTGGCAGGTAAGAGGAAGTCATTTAAATTAGCCTAATCCAATTACGATGTGTAAAAAATGTTCTTCTTTAAAAAATTTAAAAAATATAAAAACTCCATACTTTAAAGATTTAACAGGTCAACGTTTTGGAAAATTAGTCGTATTAGAGAGATCGGAGAAAAAAGGAAGAACATATTTTTGGAAATGCAGATGTGATTGTGGAAATTTTTGTGAGAAAGAAGCTCAATATTTATTAAATGGAGATACAAAAAGTTGTGGTTGTTTGAGATCAACAGGAGAAAATAAGATTGCAGCTTTATTAAAAGAAAATAATATTTCATTTGAACAAGAAAAAATTTTATTAAAAAATTATAGATTTGATTTTTATGTAAATCATTCATATATTATTGAATATGATGGAATACAACATTTTGAACAAAGAGAAAATCGAGAATTGTTAAGTGATATACATCAACGAGATTTAGAAAAAAATCATTTTTGCTTTAAAAACAATATCCCTTTAATTCGTATTCCTTGTTATCATAAAAATCTATGTATTGAAGATTTACTTTTAACAACATCTAATTTTATTTTAACATAGGAGAATGAAAATGAATACTATTGAATTAACAAAAGAATTATCACAAAATTTTCTTGATTTTTCTCACGAGGTAAATTATCAAAGAGCCTTTGCTGATGCTAGAGATGGATTGAAACCAGGTCAGAGGGCTTGTATTTGGGAAATGTATCAAAAAGGATATAAAAGTAACAAACCTCATGTAAAATCTGCCAAAATTAGTGGAGGGGTAATCGCAAATTGGTGGCCCCATGGTGATACGGCCATCTATGAAACTTTTGCAAGAATGTCTCAAAAATGGATAAATAACATTCCCGAAATTGACTGGCATGGGGCAAACGGTTCTGTGCAAATTAGTGGAGAACCCGCAGCGAGTAGATATACAGAAGCAAGACTTACTAAAATTGTTGAAGAAGGTATGCTTGCCAACATTAATAAAAATACAGTTCCAATGAAACCAAATTTTTCTGATGATGATAAATGGCCCGTCGTTTTACCAGCTATTTTTCCAAGACTTATGGTAAATGGGTGTCAAGGAATCGGTAGCACAATTGCGAATGTATGGTTGCCACATTCTTTTACAGAAATAGCTAATATTATTGATAAATACATCTCAACAGGTGAGATAGATTATGATAATATAGCACCATCTTTTCCAAGTGGTGGTATTATTGTTAATAAAAAAGAACTCCCAATTATATACAAAACAGGAAAAGGAAAAGCTGTATTAAGAGGAAAAGCTGAAATTAAAAATAATTATATTATTATTACAGAAATTCCATATCAAGTATATGTTGAACCTTTAATTGAAGAAATTAAAAAATATGCAGTAGAGGAAGAAAACAGTGGAATTGAAGATGTAATTAATAAAAGTAGTAAAAATATTTGTATTGAAATTGAATGTTCTTCAAATCCAGCTGCAATATTAAAAAAATTATATTCAAAAACCAGTTTGCAAAAATCTTTTAATGCTAATCAGTATGCTTTAACGGATAAAGGAATTCCTGCCTTATTAACTTTAAAAGACTATTTAGATATTTATATAAATCACAATATTAAATGTATCATTAATGAAACTAAATTTGATTTAGATAAAGCTATTGATAGACTTGAAATTGTTAATGGTTTGCTGCGGGCACTTGAAGATATTGATAACATTATAGCGCTGATTAAAGGCTCTGAAAATGCGACTGCCG